TCTTTGTTCTCACGTGATTTGCGTAGTCTTGCAGTTCTTCTTCGTTGAACTGTGATAGATCCATGGTCATGTTGAATCTAGATTCAAATTCTGCTAGTAATGATTCTGTTGTTATAGGTTTTGTAAGGTCTAAGCTCTTCATACTGTGTTTATTTATTATCTATGCTCCGAACGTGTCATTAAAGATTTGTTGTAATTTGGACTTACATTCGTCCGCTAGGCGGTTAGCGACATCCAGCCTGTCCCAGTAAACGTCCTCTATCAGTTCGTCTTTGGCCTTCTGTGCTTCTTTAATCATGCGTTTAGCATTCTGTATGTCGAACAGTTGTGATGCGTGTTTCATATCCAGTTCTAGTATATTGTCGGGTATGTTTTTACTGTCAGCGAGATAGTGTGCTACTAATATGGCTGTCTGCTTTAGATTGATATCTTCATGCAATACCCTGGCCTCCATCATGTCCGCTATCACATACACGTACCTTGTGCCTGAATGTTTCTTGGGGACAATGGCTATGTTGCCTATCAGGATACCCTTTGAGAACTGCTTGGGTAGGTGTCGGAACGGCCTACGTGCCTGCTCCTTGTGTGCCAGGTCCGCAAGTTTAGACTTCAGCCCGTAGGCCTCGATCTGTTTTACCAGTTCTGATTTATTTTTTCCTGTCATTCGCAACAAACCTTATCTTCCTATTTAAAGCATATTGCATGTGGGTGTCAAGTTTCTTCCTGACAAAGATTGCCTTGTCCGCCAACTTCTTGGCCCTGTCTGCATCCTCCGGCGACAGTTGATCGCTCCTAAAAGATTCAGTTGCGTGTTCCCTTATGAATTCAGCGTCCGTGTCTGTGACGTAGACCTTGGCCTTGGGTGCTATCTGTATGAACATGTATTGGTAATATTAGCCTGGCATCTTCATCAGGATCACTACCACTGTAGATAGTAAGCCTGCGACCACTGTGCCCGCTGTTGCTATGATTGTCTTTGTCTGTGACTTGTGACCTTGGGTCATCTCTTCGTTCATCTTGCCTAGACGAAGTTCGATAGCACTCAACCTGTCGTGTAATCCTTTGTATCTCTCTGAGCAAAGGTCCACGTGTGCTTCAAGGTTCTGTTTTTCTAATTCTGTTGTACTCATATATTTTCTTAAATCTCTTTTGAGGATTTTTACCTCCGTTAGTAGAGCCTGTAAATGAGCCTGATACATTGCCTGGTTGTGCCTTTATTATTAGAAAGTTTGTGCCTTAATGTACTGTTATTTATCTATAGGCCCGGCATATGAAAAGTAGGTGTTTATCACGCCACCTGCAAGTGCACCTATCACTTTCTGCCTGTCAGTGCCTTCTAGGTCTCGTGTGACAAATGTCTGTATAGGCAGGTATGCTGTGTTCGTACACTCCGGCACCACCGGTACGAGATTGAAGTCTTCTACCAAATTCTCTGTTGGGTCAACCATTCCTCCATACACTCCTGACTGCTCTGTGAAGAACTGGAAATTCCAAATCTTATGTTGTCCTTCATAGTAGGATCCGAATCCGTGATTGCCTAAATTGGGTAGTTCTACTTTTTCTGGCGGTAGTTCCCATGTTATGTTTCCTCGCATCTGTAACAGTTGAATCATGGTTGCGAAATTACTATTTTGCGAACGGGCAATGGCCAGCGAGTGTTTGTCGTCTATCAACTCACCACTGATTGTTCTGAACGGGAAAGCCTGTTTTAGGTTGCCGTTGTCAGTGATGTCCACAAGTGTGTGAATCCTGTATTCGTGCATCTCTATTCGGCCTTTTTGTAGTACCAGAGATCTGGTGCTAGATAGTCCTCCAGTTTGCGAGAAAGTTCAGGACTTTCTTCAACAATCTTTTTGAATTGTGGAGTGATGGTTTCGTGTATTTTGATTGTTGTCTTGTCTTTCTTGTATCGTGGACGCACTTTGTCTATGCCATATGGACATTTCAAATTATACTGTTTTGCAAGTGCTTCTATCCTGTCACTGACATTGTTGTCTAATTTAATAAAATGTTTCACTTCCTTGAGTTGATCTATCTGCTCCGAGTATCGCAGTGTGTATCTATCGAAGTGTGGGAACCATTCCATGATATCGTCATACTGCCACCATTCGTGCAGTCCCCAGCAGGTGCTCCACTCTGTGATGCCATCCCAGTATCTCTTCGTTGGCTCTTTCAATATAGCAAACACGTCCCTGTCGTACTCCTTGATCTTATCCGCGGGCACTTCCTTAAATTCATTAAGATGATATTCATTCAACCAGGCCATCATGCTGTTCATTGCTCCACCGGACAGCCAGAGCCATCCTGCTTTTTCATTTATGTCCATGATTACTGCGTTCTTAAGCCGCATTCCATTGGCGGGTGATCTCATGATATCAAGGATAGTTTGAATGCTCATATGTTATAATTTAGCCGTAAAAAAAGAGTGGGCCTTAAAAAAAGACCCACTCTGGTAATTGTTAATCTAAAAACTATTAACTTACTGCCGCCGCAGTTAAGATACCAAGTTTCGTTGCCGTCACTGTAGCACCTGATACTGTTGCAGATACTCTACCGTTACCGTGTAACGCTCTGATTGCCGCTTGTAAAGCCGCCAAAGTTGTTGTAGATGAAATTGCATCTAAACAGTCTGTTCTTGTACCGTAAGTTTTTTGTGTGTTAGAGTCTACTAACGGACCTTCCGCTAATACTGGCACACCGTTGTTTTCGATTGTTGCTCTAGTCATTTCTAAACCAGCAGTTGAGTTAGATGCTGAGAAGTCAGATGTTTCTGAGTTCATCGCATTAATAAAGTCAACTGTGAAGAAGCTCATGTCTACTGAACCTACTTCGTAGTTTTCGTTTCTAGAGAAGTTGTTTTTGCTTATTGGCATTGTATAACCCTCCTTTTTTCTGTTTTACAATACTTGCTGTCTCTCTGACAGCAGTTGAAAGTATTTATAGTTTTATTTGGTAAATTATGCTGTAATATTACGATTTAAGCCAAACTTCGTCACTTTTAGTGCGGATTTGCATCTTGTATCCTAAACTTCCTAATATATGCTGTGATATCTTGACAACGTTGGGTCTCTTTGATTTCTTCATTTCAATGTTGATCACTGGACTATTTCTTGCTATGGTTTGCTCAGCACCCTGCAACAATAAATCCTCATAGCCGTCTACATCTATTTTAATAAAGTCCACTTCGTTCAAATTAAAACTGTCTAATGTTTTTATCTTGATATCTCCTGGAGATCGTTGTAACCTTTGATGCAACGGCTGTTCAAAATTTGCAGTTGACTCTGCTTCTCCGAGGCCGACTTCGTGCAGTGTTGCATTCTTGTCTGAAGGTATATTCTTATGCCAACATTCTATGAACACAGGATTTGGCTCGAAGCAGTGAACGTGTTTGAAATCTTGCATGAGATTTCTTGTCCACATTCCTACATTGGCCCCTGCATCAACGCATGTTCTCCATTGCTTGACATACTGGTATGCGATTTTACGTAATGGTCCTTGTCCATCGCCTTCGTCTTTTAGAAATGTTGGTTCGGTGTGTTGCCCGTTGTATGCTACCCAGAAGTCTCTGCCCGTTGGGTACATTATTCACCGCACTCTTTACAGGCACAGTCAGGACAATCCCTGCACTCTGTACAAGATTGTCTACAGTGCTGTTCGCATCCACACTTCTCACAAATGTATTTGATCATCATAGTTCCTTGAATTTCCTTAGTATGTCTGTGTTGGGCAGTTTGGATTGTAATTGCTGTTGCAGTCTGTGTAGGGTCTGCATCTTCGTCCTGGAATCTAACTTCGTGTAGTTGGCCACAGCTCGCCTTATGTTCTTAAGGTTTGCGTCCTGTATGTTCAGTGCCCTCTCCAGTTGTGTTAGATTGCGATAGTGGTCTTGCCAACTCCTAAGATATCTTCTCAACGCCATCACTGGCACTTGTTGTCTCTGCCTCATTGCCTGTGCTTGGTTCTTGTTCTTGAGCTTTTTGGTAATCTCAGTGTCTCCTGCCACTATGGCCAGCATGTTTGCTAGGTCATTGTTCATCATCCTGACCTGGTCAAATGTGCCCTTTGCCATTGTTTGGTCTGCATAGACCTTGGCAAAATTTTGTGTGTCTTTGTTCTGGCTCATTAAGGCCAGTGCAAGGAAACTGAGATATATCCTTTCGGTGACCTCTGGGAAGGTGAATCTCTGCAAGTCACTATGCCGTCTTATGACCTTGCCCTCAGATACATACTTTAAAAATGGTGTTAACATATAGGTATTTATAGGGCAAATGCAACGAAACTTTATTCTAACAGACGTCATGAAGACCGGTCACCACATGGCACTAGAAGATTTTATCAGACATCACAGTCTATCTGATCAAACGTTTGATACGACCGGCGAGTATTATACCTTGCACAACTACGACCTAGACAGTTATGATCGCAAGTTTGCTGTCATAGACACGGGCAAACAGAATGTTCGAATCAAGGATAACAAAGATTTTGCCTTAGAATTACAAAAACGTTGTGAACTACTACACAGCCAAGGATTTGTTTTTATCAAGGCCATTCCGTGGGAGTCACAAGAGAATATTAAGCAGATAGCACAGTACCCAGAAATAGAAATAGAGCACATCAAGTGGACCGGAGGGGTGAGTTGGTTTTGGTATTACATGTACGATAAACACAAGAACAATAAGTTTAAGTTTGATCACACAAATAAAAAATATGACTTCCTGTATCTCAACAAGGAACCAAGAGCACACAGGAAAAAATTGTATAACAAATTATTTGACAATGGTATATTAGAAAACAGTCTGCACACATGTTGGCCTGACAGGAAACTGCCTGCGGAGTATGAACTGCCATGGGCACAGGACTATCCACAGTACGGCATGGACCAAGACATATACGAGAAGCCTTACAACGATACTGCTTGTAGCATTGTGTCAGAGACCAACGACAACGACTATGAAGTATTCATGACAGAGAAAATATGGAAACCAATTATAGCACAACAACTTTTTGTAGTACATGGCAATTATCTATATCTTCAGAAGTTGAGAGATATGGGTTTCAGAACTTTTAACAACTACTTCGAAGAGGCATATGACCTAGACAGAGATCCTGATATAAGGATCAACACTATTGTGGATGTGTGTGACAGGTTGCGTGATGCACCATGGCAAGACATTTATCTACAAAGCAAAGCATTAAGAGAATACAATTATAATAACTTTTTCAACAAAGAGAAATTAAGTTTAGCGATTAATGATACGTTGAATCTATTTCTGGAATTTGCTGATACCCGTCAAGTTTCTTCTTGAGAATCCCAACCTATCAACTAACTTAACAGCATTGCCTGACTTATCCACTGCAACGAATCCCTCTGGCTCCGTTACCTTTAACCCACCGTCCGTCTGCTGGAATGATCCTATCGCCTGTGCTTGGTTCATTTTCTTTAATACAAATGCTTTCATTGTCTGCACCGCCTTGTAGAACATCAGCATGGCCTGTAATGGCTTCTTGGCTCTGTTCAGGAACACAGGCATCTGTTTCATCTTGTCCTGTCTTAGTTGCAAGGCTTTCTGTGCCTTTAATCCTGACATCTGCTTTTGCATCCTGTCGTTATAGAAAGTCTTGAATCCTAACAAAAATTTGTTGACATCACTTGGCAACTGGCCTTGCTTGACCATTGCGTTGATGTACATCT